AAAGCCATCTGTCTTTTCTGTGCTTCAGTAGGCTTGGTAGGCATCCTTGTGGTTGTCTTCAAGTCTACTATCTTATCAGAAAATCTGAAGTCTATATACCCCATGATGGGAATAGGCATGTCATCAATTTGAACTTCAACTTTCTCTTGGTATGCTTCAAGATTATCGTAGTCAAAGTTCTCATCAATGACAGTGCCAAAACCTTTTAGTAACTTCTTCTCTCTAGCTGTCTTCACATCTCCTAAATCAACACCTGATTCAGCACACAGAGACATAAATTTTACATCTAGAAGATTAAAGTCAAAGGCTTTTGCTTTCTTCTCATACTTGTCTGCTAATGCAAACTCAGTAGCAATACCCCTAACAGCACTCGCACCACTTGATGATTTAACACCAAACAAATATCTAGCCACCCACATAGGTGTATCATTAATGTACGTATTAATGCTACTAGGAGACAGATAGTTTATACCATGTACCTTAAAGGGGTTATTGCTTCGCACTATGCATTTTCCACTTCGATAAAGTTATCCTCTGCATCAATGATATCACTAACAGCATTAGACATATCATCATCAATAGAGTTCTGTGATGCCTTTTCACTCCACTCGGACACTATATATTGATTATAGTTCTCTACCCAAGAGAGGAAGTCACCAAACATAACTTGGTCTTTATCAGAGAGGTTAATCTTCTCAGACAAGTTCAACGTGCTAGTAGGTAAATAGAATCTACTACCATTAGGTAATTCTCTAGGCTCAGTAGCTAGAGCAATACTGTGCTGAACAGGCAAACACTTTTGCTTTGCAAGTTTAGTAAAGTTAGTACCAATAGTTTTAAATGCTTCTCTATTATCTATCTCCCATATGAATGGAGTAGTCTCAAACTTAGCATCCTTACCATTGGCATCAACAGCATTATGTAAATCAACTAATCCAAACACAACACGAACACGTTTAATCTGCTTGATAAGGTCTTTAGTTTTATCAGGCAGAGCATCAAAGTCCTGTATCCAACCTGCAGGTTTACCACAGTTGAATCCACCTTGATTATCCTTCAGGTCTTTATTAAGAGAGTCAGCCATGACTGTCTTATGATAAGTACCCATAGGTTCTCCTTTTTTTGCAGACATATTCTTTACAAATCTCTTGTACATATATCTCTGCATGAAAGGTCTGATGGTGGCAGTCTTGCCATACAACACCTGACCTTCAGGTATGTCTAATTTATACGTACCACCCTTCACTATAATCTCATCATCATTTATAATGGGTGCATGATTGATTTTAAATCTAGGTAGTTGTGGAGTTTTCTTCTCAGCCACATTTGATTCATTAGCTATACCCATAGCCTTTGCCATAGAATCGTAATTGTTAGTGTCTATGGTCACTAGGTTTGCTTCACTCATATTATATATCTCCTTTTAAAGTTAAAATGTTTCATAGTTATATCAGCTAACGTCTTTAGTGTCAAGCCAATTATTACCTATTTTTGCCTCTAATAATAGAGGTACATTAAAGTCTATTTTAAACTGTTGATTTATTATAGCTTTCATGTCTTTGTTGATGCTATCCAATATAAAAATAACTTTGTTAGTCTCATCAGGATGTACATCAATCACTATTGAATCATGTACTGTGTTAACAATACAAGATTGTAGTAAACTTAATCTCTCTTCTATGTGTATAAGAATCAAAGGTACTATATCTGCAGTTGCGAAACTCTGCACAGGATAATTCTTTATCTGTGTAAAGTGTGATACAGAGCCATTCATTCTTCTCTCCACATCAGGAAAACTAAACTGCCTTCCTGATGGTGTAGTAATACTACGTTTTTCTATAGCTTCTTTAGCCAATCTGGAGTGCCATAAGGCAATCTCTTTGTATTTTTTCGTGAACTGTTGGTAGTATTTCGCTTCTGCTTGTGTCCTTCCGAATCCTGTTGCTCCATAGAGAGGTGCGAAGGTGTGTGCTTTCGCTTCCTGCCTAGTAGTTTTCTGACCTGATTGCGTAATGACGTTAGCAGTGTATGCATGAACATCAAATCCATCTTCAATCTCCTTCATTGCTATTTTATCTTGTGAAAGATAAGCTGCAGTTCTAAACTCTAATTGAGCAAAGTCTGCCTCTAATATCTTACCACCTTCCCATCGTGAAACAAACACCTTCTTTACAGGAAACGTGCCACCTCTAGGCATATTCTGCATATTAGGGTCTGCTCCACTAAACCTGCCTGTCGCAGTTCTATGTTGTAGTAATCTAACATGAAGCATACCATCAGACTTAACGTGTGACTTGATACCTTCTACAAAAGAAGATAGATATGTATCTAGTGCAGACAATCTTTTTAAATCTGTCAAGAAACTACTTGCATTAGTCATGTTAGAACGATGTGCTATTCCTTGCAACACATCTAAATTACCTTTAGATACCCCAAAGCCATTGGCACTAATCCATTTAGCATTAGGTGCATTAAACTTTAGTCCTGCAACTTTTCCTATAGAAGTAAAGATATAACCACTAGCACCACAAGTTATACAATTATTTTGATTGGCAAATAAAGTTCCATTCTTTCTTACCTTTCTTATTTTACCTGTGCCATTACAAACATTACAGGTAATTGCTTTAGTTTTATACACAAGGTCAGAGTTACTATTGACTGCATATTTGTAATCATCTTTATTCATATGAGGAGTAAATTCGTTTGCCCACATAGCCTTGTCCTTTGGCTTTCTACTATAGATTACCCAAGACATTTGTTCAGGACTATTGAGATTAATAGGAGTATCACCCATTAGTTCTCTAACTTGAGACATTAGTCTGCCTTCTATCTCTTGCTTTTCCTTTTCAAACTCTAGTCTTACAGACTCTAACATATCTTGGTCTACCTTAAAACCATTCCTATGTATCCTAGCTAACGTCATAGATACTTTATTAGTAAGTATAACTGTATCCATTAAAGACGTATTCATAAGACGAACATATTGATTAGCACACAACTCTTGTGTTGCCTTTAAATCTGCAGATAAATATTCTGATAACTCATGTCTTGGTATCTCATCAACACCTATACCCTTTGCAAAATATTCCTTTAGAGTATCTTGTTTTTTAGTATCTAGGTTGTGCCTCTCTGCACAAGCCTCAAGAGATAAGGGTTCTTTGATTCCCTTTTGCAGTATATATTCTGCTAACATGGTGTCAAAGATAACACCATCATACTTAAAGCCACACTCCCATAACCACATTAAATCATAAGCTATGTTGTGTCCTATTAAAACTGTGGCACTATCTAATAACTCCTGAATACCTATGACTCCGTCATCCATGTCATATAAATATTCATTACCATTATCGTCTCTTATACCTACCATAACTAATTTATTAGTAGGTTCATATGGGTCTAGGTAGGTTCTACCTTCCCTTTTTGTTACTGTATTTTCTACATCTATCGTTAACTTCATGCACTATACCTCGCTGTGTGTGGGTTAATATTACAATTAATCATACCATGCCAACCTGTAATCTTGTTCTTAACAACATTCAAATGTCGCATAGTAGATTCTTCATCTATGCCTTCAACATTGGCAGGTTGTCCTATGAGTATCATAAGGTCTGCCTCTGCTGCCTTACCTGTACGTGAGCCTTCCATCATGGCTTGATTAAGTCTCTGCCTACCCTCTGCTTCTGCATTAAGTTGTGACATATAAAATATAACACAATCATATTGCTTTGCAATCTGTCTTGCATATATTGCATTTGCCTTGAGTGCCTCATCAGGTCTTGCGTAACCTGACATACGAGCAAACTTATCTCCCATGTCAATGACTACGACATCAGGTTTAATAGTCTTACACATACTCTCTACCCATGTCATGTCCTCTCCTGTTACGTCTTTAATCTTTAGATTGGGAGATACAATCTTATATCTATCTCTTGCTTGAGAAGGGTTATCTTTTATCTGATACTTATCCATGTTGGATGAAGCAGTTAGATACCTAAACCCAACTCTATCATAAGACTCTTCATTACATAAGACAACACACTTTGCACCTTGTCTAGCAAAGCCACCCTCTCCTACAATCATAGAGGCATGAAAGGATGTCTTACCTGTATTAGGTCTAGCACCTATCTCTACAAGAAAGCCACCATTAACTCCCTCTACTTTCCTAGCAAGAGCAGGTAAGT